TTTTCACCCGGCGGAAACCCCGCCGATCAGATTGAAGATACCTGCCTGAGCGAGCGCAGCACGCGGACCTATAAAAAGGGTTTGCGTACACCGGCTGCGGCAACATTAACCCTCAATGCCGATCCCGCCAATGCCAGCCACCTCATGCTTCATCGTCTGGCTGAATCTGATAACCAGGATGATCTGACCTGGGCTGTCGGATGGGCTGACGGCGAATCAGAGCCAACCGTTGCAACTGGCGCTGACCCTGATGCCGTTGATGGCCTTTCACTTCCTGATGACCGCACCTGGTTTGTTTTCAAAGGTAAGGTGACTGATTTCCCGTTCGACTTTGCAGCGAACACTGTGGTCTCCACCTCCGCAACGGTTCAGCGCTCAGGTCCTTCTGTCTGGGTGCCAAAGGTTCAGGCTGGTAGTTAATTATGAGCGGGGTATGTTCCCCGCTCATTAATATTCTTACAGGAGATATCATGAAACTGACTCTGGATTCATTAAAGCAGGCAGGCGCATTTACTGGCAGACCTGTTGAAAAAGAAATTACCTGGAAGCAGGGTGAGCAGGAATTAACGGCGACCGTTTATGTGCGACCAATGGGTTATCACAACGCGGTTACAGACGTTCTTTCCGCTGTAGGGAAAATAGATGGTGTCGCCGGACGCATCGCATCGTCTATTTGCGATGAAAATGGAAATCCTGTTTTCACCGTTGCTGATATTACCGGCGAAGCAGATCCTGAACGCGGCGCGCTTGATGGCGCTCTCACTGTAGCGCTGCTTGTCGCTATCCAGCAGGTTAACGACATGGGAAAGGCGAACTCAGCGCAGACGACGAGTTCTGGTGTGAATTAGTTCTCAATGGGATTGGCGGCCGCACCATTGCCGAGGCAAAAGAGCGAATAAGCATCACCGAATATCGCGACTGGATCCTCTACCGGAAAAAATTCGGGAGCCTCAACGGGATGATGCGCACCGAATGGGCCGCTGGTCTTATTTCTTCTGTGCTGGCAAACGTCAACCGCGGAAAAGACTCGCCTCCTTTCAAAGTAACAGATTTCACCCCACACATTAACGAGCCTGCCATTTCACTGGATCAGGCCATGCAGGAGTGGGGATAGTCATGATGGAGAGGGACAGCTAACCGTGTTGGACTTATTGAATGACCAATAAATTTAACTGATGGCTTTTTCGTTGACTGTCGATTGAGATCAATAAATAAGCGTTTGCCGTTGCGATCTGACAATCTCCTGATAGGATAAAACCGGACTTTTACTTATGGGGATAAGGATATGCGATGGCTACCTATTATGATGGCTCTTGTTACGCTATCAGGATGTGCAAATAAAATTGATTACAACCGGGCATCATTAAATCTCGCCATCGGCATGAGCAAGACAGAAGTCCAAGGGGTTATGGGCACCCCTAGGCGAACAGATGTGAATACCGAAAGGGAGAGATGGATTTACTGGAACCCTGTCATGGTTGGGTTTACTCCAATCGATAATGAGCAGTTAGCTCAAGACCGCCTTGTAGTAACTTTCGTTGAAAATAAAGTTACGAAATGGGGAAAGCAAACAATTGCAGATGATATCTCTGAAAACACTCAGAAAATGTATCAACAAGCTCGTGAAAACCCGCAAAAAACCATCATAAGACAACAATAAATCTTAATCTGAATCAAACAAACCTCGCTCCGGCGGGGTTTTTTATTGTCTGGAGAAAAGCATGGCTGGTAAATCCCTCGGCACGCTTACCATTGATCTGATAGCGAAGGTCGGTGGATTTGTTTCAGGCCTTAGCCAGGCTGAAAGAGCATCTCAAAAATGGCGCAAGCAGGTACAGGCTGATGCGAATGCTGCTGCTGTAGCGTTTACTGGATTTGTAACAGCTGCCAGTGCTGCAGCTATCGGCGCTGGCGTGGCAGGTTATAACCTGCTTAAAACCACCTCTAAGCAGATTGCAGAAACAGACCGTTGGGCTAAATCGCTTAACATGTCCACTCAGTCTTTACTTGCCTGGCAGTACGCAGCAGAAAAGGCCGGAGTTTCTGGCGATCAGATGGCCGACATCTTTAAGGATATTGGCGATAAGATTGGTGATGCGGTACTCAATAAATCTGGTGAAGCTGTAGATGCGCTAAATGCTCTTGGCTTATCTGCAAAGAAGTTAGCCGGTGAGTCTCCAGACAAGCAGTTACTGGCTATTAGCAATGCGCTGGGCAAGATAAACACCAATGCCGAAAAGACAACAATCCTTGAGAGTCTTGGTAATGATCTCTCCAAGCTGTTACCGCTTCTTGATCAGGGTGGTGAAAAGCTTCGTCAGTATATGGAAGCGGCCAAACAGTTTGGGGTCGCTCCTGACGACGCGGATATTGAGAAGCTTGTAAAAATTAACGCCTTGTTTGAGGACATGGAGACTCAGGTCAATGGCGTAAAAATCGAAATAGCGACGGGTCTTGCGAGCGTGGATCTCTCAGGGCTGAAGAACGCCATCACAGATATGGGTGATGTATTCAAAGACCAGGAGGTTATCCAGGGGTTAACAAACCTTGTTGGAGGAGTGGTCGATCTGGCTACGTGGCTCGTTAAGGTTGGAGCAGAAGCCGGTAAGCTTATAGACCTGTATAAAGGCGGGAAAGCAGTCAGCGATGGGGCTTCCGTAACTGACATTGAGAGGCGTCTTAATAATCTCAGGGCTGATGTTGAGGACCAGGGTTTTCTTGCCAGTTTCAACAGAATTGGTATGGACATTGATGGAAAGAAAGCGGAAATAGCTCAACTTGAGCGTCGCCTTTCTATCATGAAGGCAGCAAACAACCTTCCTCTCTCTCCAGCTACAGTCGGCTCTGTGCCTGCCTCTCGTGGCGATTACAGCCTCGGTAAAGGCGAAACAAATGGTAAAACAACTGCTGATACCTCAGCTAAAAAACTTGAGACTGCATTTAAATCTCTTGAGATGAGTTATCAGCGTCAGATTGCGCTGATTGATAACACCGGTAAAAAAAATCAGGAAGTAACCGAGATTGAAAAGCTTCGATTTGACTTCACCTCAGGGAAGCTGGCCGGGATAAATGAAGCGCAGAAAGAGCGTCTGGAACAATTGGCCGCCGAGATAGACAGGCTTAATTCACTCAAAAAGGCTAACGAAGAAAACCTTAAACTCGCAGAATTTACGTCAAATCTTCGAAAGCAAAACCAGAATGACCAGGCAGCTAATGATGCTGACTTTGTTGGCGCAGGAATGGGGGGTAAGGCTCGTCAACGCATGAAGGAAATGCTGGATATCCAACGTGGTTTCTTGGACCAGCAAGCGGATCTTCAAAGTAAATATGAGAGCGATAAAATCAGCAAATCGCTTTATGACCAGCAGAATAAAGCCCTACAGGACGCGCTTAATGACCGGTTAGAAATTCAGAAGGATTACTATAAAAAATCCGATGAACAAATGTCTGACTGGCAAAGCGGCATATATGATTCCTTAAACGATTATGCAGAAAACGCCTCTAATTATTATCTAATTGCTGCCGATAGCATGACATCCATACTTGGTGGAGCGGCCACGTCTTTATCCGAAAATATTGAAGAATTAATCACAGGCGCTCAGGACCTCGGTGACTTTTTCAGTAATTTCTTTGATGACCTTGGTCAGTCAGTGATTAAAACTATTTCTGACATGGCTGCTCAGTGGCTTGTTTATCAGGCTGTGCAACTGATGGTTGGCAAAACAGCACAGGCGTCAGCTGCAGGAACTCTGATCGGAAATGCTCAGGCTACATCATTACAGGCCCAACTTGCGGCCTATGCCTCTACTGCTGCCATCCCTATTATTGGTCCCTCTTTAGCGCCTGGAGCCATGGTTGCTGCAGCTGCTGTCACTGAGCCGTTAGTTGCTGCTGTTGGTACATCCGCACTTGCTGGCATGGCTCATGACGGTATTGATTCTGTACCAGAAACCGGCACCTGGCTTTTACAAAAAGGTGAGCGTGTAACCACGGCTAAAACCAGCGCAAAGCTGGATGCCACGCTTGACCGTGTTGGCAGACAGTCCACTGGCGGTCAGGCCCCAAACATCAATATTCCCCTGGAAGTGCACGGCGATCCCGACCAGCGCACCCTTACGCTCATTGAAGGCGCGGTGATGCGCGGCGCGAAATTAGGGTACCAGATGACCACCAATGATCTGGCAGCCGGAACGGGAAAGGCATCCAAGGCGCTTAACGGCGGGTGGACGGTAGGAAGGAAAAAACGCTGATGGCAATTTCAACCAGCATTAACTATCCGCATGAAGCATTACCTGTACCTCTACAGGAAGGCTACGGGCTGCGTCCTGTCAGTCCTATAGCCAGGACACAAATGACCAGCGGTAGAGCGCGACAGCGTCGGCGTTATACTTCAACACCAACTGTTGCCACTGTATCCTGGCTACTGACTGATTCTGAAGCTCAGGCGTTTGAGGCATGGTACCGCGATGCGATTACGGATGGCGCAGCCTGGTTCAACATGAACTTGCGCACGCCTGGAGGAGAGGCGGCGAAAGTTTGCCGCTTTACGGATATCTACCAAGGCCCAGATCTGGATGGCGGTAAATTCTGGCGCTATTCAGCTGAGCTTGAATTATACGAACGCCCCTTACTTCCGCCTGACTGGGGTAATTTCCCCGGATTGGTTGCTGGCTCTGACATTATCGATGTGGCACTGAACAGGGAGTGGCCTGAGGCATGACAAGTCCAGTTCTGAACAGGCTTTATGCCAGCGGCGGTGATGAAGTTATTATCGACACGCTGCAGATCACCGTTGGCGGCTCCGATTACTGGCTTACCCGCGGCTGGGATGACATTACCGTCACGCTGGAGAATGGCGCGCAGGCAACATTCATTGGCTCCGCCGTTGATGTGGCGTTGCCGGCGCGAAATTCTGACGGCACCCAGGACCTGAAATTCGCTATCAGCAATATCGACGGCGTGGTTTCTACTGCAATCCGCAATGCGCTGGATAACCTCAGCGATGCCAGCATGACTTTTCGCCGATATGTATCAACCGACCTATCCGCGCCCGCTACGCCGCCTTTTACTTTGGCGATTAAAGAAGGGTACTGGACAGCGACGGAGGTGCAGATTACCGCGGGGTACATGAATATTCTCGATACTGCATGGCCACGTTACCGCTACACACTGCCGAACTTCCCGGGCCTCCGTTACCTCCAGTAGGAAATCATTATGGCTAAATACAACACTGGCAACCCATTGCCGGCAGAGAATCCTCGCAATATCCACCATGAATGTCAGGACTGGCCCGATCTCATCAACCGATCAGAGGCAGAGAAGATAATTAAGGAGTCAAATGATGAGCTTATCAAGCGTCTCAATAATGAATTCATCCTGCAAAGACGGTCAGTTTAACCCTGATAAATAC